ATGACTTAGACATTCATCTATCTGAGCCACGGTTACTTCTTCTTCAATGACGATCACATGAAGATGTTAGCCTTGATTACGCTCCTGGCGCTTTGAAAAGTAGTTCTCAACATCTGCTTTTGTATAAAACACATTACGCCCTGACTTCTGCACCCATGTCAGAGTCTTGCGGTGTTGGATCTGTCGTAAGTTATTTAATGTAATTCCTAAACGCTCGCAAACTTCAGACGCGCTCATTAGATTATCTACCACGGTGATGCCTCCTTAGTTGCAAATTGTCCTGATTTTGGTTTACCCAGGCGTGGCACTAAACCAACTTCCTTAGCGGCAATCTCCATTGTTGTTTTTTCATTGCCTTCTTTGTCGGTGTAAGTTTTCTGTTCTAAATCGCCAACAACTAGAACACTGTCACCTTTTCTAAATGTGTCTGCAATTGCTTCAGCCTTTGTGCCAAATGCAATTACTCTGAACCATGTAACTTCTCCATCTTTCCATTCACCGTTTATTTGCTTTCGCGGGGTGTATGCCAATGAAAAATTACAATACGCTGTGTTGTTCTTTGAAAACTTTAGGTCAGGGTCACTGCCTAAATTACCTTTAACGCTTATGTGCATCAGTCACCTTCCATCATTACGGCTTCAGTGCCGTCATCTTGTAGTAATACAATTGAACCATCAGGCTTCACAAAAGGAAATTCGTGTGGCTCTCTGTAAGAAGGCACAATCCAACCCTTTTGCTCTGCGCTTGCAGGCTTGAGGTGAATACTATCGGTTTTTAGATTATGGCAACCGTGATGGATCAAAATGAGATTGGAAACGGTGTCTTTGCCGCCTCTTGATTTGAGTTTGCGGTGATGCAAGGCCATGTTCTCAGGCAAACCAGGGCCACCGCAGACTTCACAATAGCCATTAGCCCTGTTAATTACGGTAGCAACAACCTTCTTATCAATCGCCATCTTCTTCTTCATCTTCCCATTCAGTAGGATCTACCGTAGGAAGATCAACGCGTAATGGCAGGCCAAATGGTGATGCTGTACTCATCAATACCAACCTCCATGTAAGTCAGGGCCAGCCTGTTTTTTCCAAAACTCCCATGCCCCGCAGGGTGTTTGGTAGCGCTTGTACACATAGCGCAAGCCAGCCTTGATTTGTGTGTAAGCGTCTTTAGGCATGTAAGGGTACTTGTAATTTTTCCATGTGGATGGCAAAAATTGAAAAAGTCCAAAAGCCCCTGAGGAACGGTTAAGCGCATTTACGCGCCACCCGCTTTCCTTGTAAAGCAATTGTTCCAGGCAGGCAAATTGCTTTTTATGATCAGGGTAATTTTTCTTCACCATTTCCAATGCCATCAACTTAGGCGGCATTTGGTGCAACTCTAACTTTGGTGCTTGAGCCGCAGATGGTGAAGCAAACACAATTCCTACCGCTAATGCGGCGCTTAAAAGGATTTGTGTTACACGCTTCAGGCTTTAGCCTTTCGCCAACTTTCTGCACACTTCGCAAGCGGCGTTACCGTAAACCCAACTACCACACAAACAACGATTAACTAAACTGTCCATTTCTTTACCCCTTTCAGGTTATTTTTAGGACTGCTCTATTTTATAGCAAATCTCACTAATTACAACGCCTAAAACGGTAAAAATGATTACACCTATTAACAGCATCATTCTTCTTCCTCCTGTGGCGTTAGGTTGATCCGCGCTTGAATTACATTAGCCCTGCTTAATCTGATGCCTTCCAAAAACCCTGCATAGCGCTCGCGGCTACTGGGTTCAGCCAACATCTTTGCCACATACGGGCCTTCAATCCATTCTGTTAAAGCGTTTTCAATTGGGATCAAATGATTGTTAATTACTTCTTCAGGTGTCATGGGTATCTCAAATCTTTGCACCACTCTGACATGTTCTCAATTGCTACCTTGCATTGCTCAGGTGTTGTTATGTCATACAGCCAGTAAACAATTACGGCTACAACAATTCCCAAAACAATTTTGCCTCTGCGTGTCAATTTACTCTTTGCCATTGCTTGCCTTCCTCCTGAACCATTCTTGTGTGCCGCACCACTCGCACTCACTCAGTGCATTGCCTTCTACTGCTTCAAACACAATTACAAAATTTGCAGGTGACCCATAAGTTCCACACCAAACGCATCTAGGCGCATCAGGTTCTTTGCTTATAGACATTGTGGATCTGTGGTTTCATGTCAGCCAATTTGTCCTGAATTGCAAACCAAACCTGCTCGCGTTGCATTGCATTATTCATTGACTGACTTTTGTTGGGTGGAATTACAAAATCATTAAACTCCACCGTTATTTCTACTTTGAACTTCACACACATGTCCTTTCGCGCTTGTTGGTTTCTTTCCACACACGGGTGCGCGTTGCTTCTATAGTTTTTTCAGGATTGCCATACATTTTTTTGTGATAATCATAAGCAGGATTACCTGGGCCATCTTCTAGTGTTGCTTCATACTGAGCAAGCGCTTGATTGATGATTTGTAGATCTTTAGTTGTTAATCCCATTAGTTTCCCCACTTCTTTAATTTCAGTGGTGAAATACGGCGTGTAATCATGCGGCGTGAATTTTTTGTTTCAACATAACGGTAAATAAATACATCTCCATTCGTTGCCAAACTTTTAACTGTCCACATGGCTTTGCCGTTAATTGTTACATTGCCACTAATTGTTGTAGCCATAATTAGTTACCTGCCTTTGCAATTAGTAGTTCATCAATAATTGAATTCAAATCAATTGTGCATTGGTTAATAACTGCGCCAAATGTTTTGTCGGCTGATACAAAATACTCAATTTCCAAACCAAAAGATGCTCCGTGTAAGCGAACTTGCCACTTACCATTTTTTAATTGCTTAATTGAATAACGAGTAACAACACGGGTTTCAGATTGCAAAAGAGCCACGCCATTTTCTGTTTCTTGAATTGTGTAGCCGCCTGTAGTTGATAACATAATTACGCTCCGCTTCTTGCTTGTAGGTCAAACATAAAACTTTCATTGCGCTCAGAACCTAAATCTTCTGATACACACTTGTGACCAAAAGGAATTGTTATGTAATTGCCATAACTTGTTTGAATTGCCTTTGGATCTGACAAATACCAATTGCCTTTTTTAGATTGCGCCCACACAAGATTATGACGCCCGCAACGCTTGCAAGTAGTTGTAGCCATTTTGATGCCTTTCTTTGGGAAACGATTTCCCTTACAAAGAAAAGATTACACCCAGGGGCAGACATTTGGCAATAAATGTGCCAAATTTTGTAAAAATCTTTTTATTGACTGGTCACGCCCTATGCGGGCATTTTGGCCCACATTTGAACCCAAACCCCAGGGTTGATCCCATACACCTTTGCCGCTGTCAGGCGTACAACCTGCCCATCATCACGATAGGCAATGGCTGTAAGGCCGTCTAGAACGGCTCTCACCAATTTATCTAAATCAGGGGCTACTGACGGCTCAGGGCGGTTTACAGTCTTTGGGCGGGCCATTGTGAAGATCATGTCAATCTCCACTGGCTCAAGGTGAGGTTTAGCCCCCGCCTCCCTAGCCCGCAAAGCAATGGCAGAACGCCAGGCCGCTAATTCAGATCCTTTGGCGTGAATGACATGCCCATTGATGACTTTGAGGCTTCCTTGTGGAACAGGTTGCCCATCTACCTGAAAAGTAATCACCTAATCAGTGTAATAAGATCCTGCGCTATTGCAATTTGTTCTTTGCCTAATTCATTAACACCATGAAAATCATAAGTGCCTGAATGATCAGGGCCTTGAATGTACTTCACCATAAGATCGTGATTATTAACTAATACATGATCACCTGGTTGCACAATTGCGGGATCAACTAATTGCTTAGTCATAGTTCCTCCTGTAATGGTTACATCAATAGTAACAGTTACAGATAATGTTTGCGTTAATTTGTCTAACTCTTTTTGAAAAGATTGCGTAATTCTGCGGGTGGTGGAACGGCGCGTAATCTTTGTTCTTCTTGCTGTCTGAACCATTCCGCGGCTTCCTCTCGCTCTTTGTCTGTTTTACTTCTTGCTTCCTGTAATTTTTTCTGTTGAATTTCCGCAGAAGCATCTAATGGCGGTAAAGCCTCATCAAGCCACCTGTGACCGTTCAACCAGGTTGCAGGGTATGCGGTGAAGGTCTTAGTCCTATTAGGGTCTGATAAGTACCTTTGAGCGCCTCTAATGATTACTTCAGGATCAGTCTCTTTAATCCGTGTGTTAAAAGATTTACGGGCTTTTTCTTTTCCAATCTTCAAAGGATAGATAGCCCAAAATTGATCAAATAAATCTTTCTTTCTTTTATCTGTTTCTGTTTCTGTTTCTGTTTCTGTTTCTGTTTCTGAGGGCGTTACATCAGCGTTACTTTTTTCTCTGTAACGCGTTACACGATTGCGCACCTGCTCACGCTTTTCCTCAACAGTCTTGCGGCTTGTCTGATGCTCGCAATAGTCATGGATCTGCGCGCCTGCTTCTACCGTAATCCAAAGCCCTGCATCAACAAGTTCTTGATAAGCGTTGCCATTGTCTAAACGATTGATTACAGCCTGCGCAAGAAATCCATCAGTGAGGTATTGGTTGGCGTAACACAATCCTTCAATGTAAAGCCTAAACGCCTTGTCACTTAATGGCAGGATCTTAGGATTGTTTGGCAAGGTGTCATCTAATTTGATCCAGGTCATTTTGCCTTCCTCTTACATTCTTTAATTTGCTCAAGTGAAATTCCCATCTCACTCATTGCTTTTAATCCTCTGATGCGTTGATTGGGATACTTCAATGGTTCATCAATGCTTGCTCTTTCTTGAGAAGTCATGCCGCCCCACATACCGTAATTTTCATTTTGAAATGCGTAGGTTAAACAATCTTTCCAAATAGGGCAAGAGACGCAAATAGATCGCACCGCGTTGATGTGATCGTAAGCGTTTACAGATCTTTCTTCTTCTATGTCATAAAAGAGATCTGTGTGAATTTCTAAACGCTTACATTCTGCCTTCTCCCAATCTATTTCTGAATACTTGGGCAACCTTCTTCTCCTGTCGGATCATAGTAGGGGCAGAAGTCGGCGCAAAAAGCCAGGGGTTTTTCAGGAGAAGGTTTAAGTTGCTGAGCAACCATTTCCCTGGTTTTTTCTAAATGCGCTAACGCTTGTAATGCAATTTGTTCATCATACGGCGCGCTATAAACCAAAATGTCTGTCATCTTTCCATCACGCGGAATTCCTACAAGCGCTACATCTTTAACCGTGTAGCCATTTTGTATAAGCAAATAGCCGTACAAATGTATCTGCCAAACCTGTTGCCTGTTGTTACCGCCAAAGTAACGGCCACTGCCTTTCTTGATGGTTTTCCAGTCAATAACGGTGTGGTTGATCTTGTCGTATGCGTCCACATGGCCAGGCACTCCATTGGCTTCTACCGCAATTTCTAGTTCATACTGAACACCAAACGGATCTTCACGGCGGATTGCATCTTCAATGCCTGTGTGAATAAAAGTACCCAGGATTGCGCCTAACTTGTCACCAACATTTGTTGGCGCTGTTTGGGCTATGTCATGCCAAAGCCTGCGGTGACACCCACCAATTGCAGATGGCCCAATGGCTGTCTGTTGTGATCTAGCCCTGGCATTGTCATTAGCAACCAGGGTTTTAACCACCATGTTTTGTAGATCAATCACAAATTATCCTCATTCCATTGCGAGCCATGTAAATCTTCCATCATCTTCATGTGATCAATTTCTAACTTTTTCAATTGTTGGCTAATTTTGTATAACTTCCACGCCATGCGCAACGGGTAAAGCCAATAACCAATCAATACACCCAGTAAAAAAACTGCCAGTGTAATCATGTGAGATCCATACTTGTGCGCACTGATGTTCCAACTGAACGGGCAATGTCCACCTGCATTTTTAATCTGTTTGTATTACCGCGTGAAGCAAGAACTTTTGCTTGCACAATCGCAAGATCTTTGTGCAGTTCTTCATTCTGAATAAGCGCCATGTCCTCACGCTCACCTACTGTGTAATTTTTACCAGTTGGTGATGATTGCATTGCATAGGTCATACGAGATTTAGCCATAGCAATTTCGTAATCCGCTTTAACGCTGTGATAAATAGTTTCAATTTCAATTAAAACTTTATGCGCTTCATCTACTTCTTTAGAAAGCCCGCGTAATTTTTGCTCAACCATTGCGGGCGTAATAATTTCATTCATCTGTCTTTTCTTTCACCAGGCTTATGTTTGAATTCTCGCGTTTGTTCTGCAACACAATTACTTTGCCTGCATCTGATGACATGTTGAAAGGATCAGGCGTGAGAGCAAATCCCGCTCTGTCTAATTTCTCAGCCAAAACTTCAGGAAACATGTTCAACTCCTGAGCCAATGCGCGGATTGCAATAATGTTGAAATGGACTGCAACCTTTAATCCGTTTGATGGTTCAAATTTATTTTCTTTACTACTCATAGCATCATTCCTTCCTCTACTGCGCGGTAAACCAAGCAGTCATTGTTGTGTTGATTTTTTCTAAATGTGCCTGCCCAAATAATGTAACCATCTTTAATTAGGCTGATCCTAGTAGGGCGCACTGTGTTGCCTTCAATACCTAATGCTTTTTCTATTTCTTGATCAGTAGCGCCACGCAAACCCTGGCCTACAATGTATTCATACACCTTGCGGCGCATTGATCCAGTTCTAGGCAACGCTTTCATAGCCGCGGCTACTGATGTAGGTTGTGCATTGCGCGCAATAATGACCTTGTTATCCATTGAGAGCCGCCCTGCGTGTCAAAAGGTGATCACGCAAAGTTGCGCCTTCAATTACAACATCAAGAAGATCAAGATTTAATTGCCATGCGCTTCTAAGTTCTTCCTCTGTTGTTTTAGTTTCAATCAAACTAAAAACTGCAAATGCGCTCGCTTTTTCTTCTTCTGTGTATTGGCGCTCTACCGCAGGTGCTTTTGCTTGTGGTGCATTTTTTGTTACACCTTCAACACGCTTTGATTTTTCCATGTCTTGTTGTGTTGGGCGTACTGGCTTCTTAGTTTCAGGATCAGTTCCCATGTAACCCGCCAGGCTTAAACTTCTTCCTGTCGCACTTGTTGAAGCATTTTCTAATGCGTTGGATTTGTTGATAAATGATGAACCAACCATTTCTTCAGCCACATCTACGGCAACCAAAACATCACCATAAAAAACAGATGACTCAACAATGTATTGAAGTGGGCGGTGTTGCTCATCTCGCACAATGTCCACAATGCGATTGATTATGCGTAAGTCTTTATGATCACTGTGAGCGCGTTGTAATCTTTCCGCCACTGTTTCGTAATCATTTGGATTGTAATTACCAGCCATTTGTAACCTTCCTGTTTGGGGCTAACTAGCCCGTGTAGAGCAGATTGAACACCTTGCCACTGACAAACACAAGCACCCCGTAATTTATCGGCGTGGCGCGGCGGTAGTGGCATACTTATGGCCAGGGGGAACTCATGGCTTATACACAAATCTCAATCCGTTTGGGTGGCCTTGTCGTGGAATTAGGTAGTGAAGCAACTTACCCTGACATGGTTAGCGATTTAACCAATCGCTGTTTAACAACTTTCAAAGACGCAATGGATAAAGCAGAAGAACACGGTGTAGATGTTTCTAACATGCGCTTGATCACCACTGAGTATTCAGATGATGATGAGGATTAACCTTTAACTAGGCAGATCCCCAAAATGTGCAAATCTTTGATTTGTTGCGTAGCATTTTTTTTGGTGGGCGCATCTTCCACTATGGGATTGTCAAACCATCTAGGAAGCCATGTGCCTTGAAATTTGTGGCACTCTGCTTTGTCGTAACAATCCCAACCCATGTCATGTTTGAAATACACAATTTCACAACACTTGCTCATTAAATTACCTTCCTGTTCCCCAATTTGAGGTTACAAGATAATTATACATTTTGATGTTTTTGGGTTTGTAATTTATTTATAGACTCACGCGTAAAAAAATTGCGACACACCGCAAAAATGCAAATGTCACTTACGATTTGACAAAGTAAATCAAGGTTTTCAATCAAGCCAAACCTGGTATTGGGCTGTAGTTCTGCCCTTAATTGGATCTACAAAGTGCAAGCGTTGTGACGGTCTGCCACTAGCGGCCATTGAGTCACGGGCATAACGGTTATCTGACTCCGTTGAACCCGTCCAATAAATGTTGTAGTGTTTTTGAATTGGCTCTTGTGCATGTCGGTGATAGTGACCTAGAAAAATGTCATGGAAATCGTAATCATGTGCGCCCGCTTTCCAGCGGTTAGCACCTGCAATCCATGCCGCAGGGCTTGCAAATCCTGAGCGGCCTAGTTCATCACCGTGCATGAGCAGGGCGCGGTAGTTACCAATCTCAACTTCTTGAATGTCCTCAGGGCAATCTTCCCAAATCAAACGCTTTTCACCTGCAAGGATTTGGCGGCTCATTTCATAAACCATTCTGTCCACATTGTCAGACTTTGGAACCTCTGCGCGCTTGCCGCCAATGCGCCCGTGATTTCCCCACTCTGCAATCACTGTGACCTTCTCAAAGTTAGCCAACATAACGCGTACAAAATCTACGCAGAGCCGTGAAACTGTTGTGAACTGGCCGAACAATGAAGCGTCTATCTGCCATAACTGCGCAGGATAATTAAACAAACCTTCAACCATGTCACCGCCAAACATAACCACACATTCATTAACAGGGTGATGATGGCGTTGCAAGTCAGTTAAATGCACAACCTTTTCAGAAAATTGCATCACGCGATCACGCATAATTTCGCTGTTGTAACTGGTTGTAACTTTTGCGCCTTGCCAATCTGTTGAATGAATTAACGCCACTTCAGCATTAACTTTGCGCGTGTCTTTTTGTGGCGCAGAAACAGGTGGAACTTTGCCTAATGAAATCATTGCATCATAAGCACCACGGTGAGTTGCCTCTACCAAATCCTCACTGCGTTCTTTTGATTGTTTAAGTTGTTTTTGCAATCGCAAAATTACCTGGCGTAGTTCTTTAACATCTTCTGACTCAATACCTTCAGGCATGTCCTGTAATCTTTTTTCAAGGCTCATGTGAAAACACAATCTCCTTGCCGTGGTGTGTGTAGCCTTCTTTATCTATCCAACTATCTTCATGTTCTAAGTTGGCAGTAATGCGCACTGACTTTGCGGCATCAAACATCAATGCAACAATCGCAGGATCTATGTCCTCAATGTTTAGTAAAGCGCCCCACATGCGACCTATGGCTGTGAAGTTCTTGCGAGCGCTACCGTATTCAAGTTCGCGATCATCAAGGACTTCTTCTACTCTTTTGGACACCTGCATGTTCCACTTCTGTGAAGTCTGATTGTGTCTGCACTGCATTTATGGCCATCTGCTCGCAATGCCTGCACAATTAAACTGACGGGATAACCTTTAGCCCAGGCTTCATCTAATGTTTTTTTGTCTGTTGTCGTTAGATTGTCGTACATTTCTTGATAGGTACAAACGCCACCTACTCGCCTGATGTTTCGTTTGCTAATGATTTCTTGCAACGCGTTTTCTAATGCCATACTTGCCTCCTTAAGTAAAGCGTACCGCAAAGTAAAAAGCCCCGCGTTAGCGGGGCTAGTTACTTACTTCGTTTTCTTTTTACTGGTTTTGGCTAATTTATCAATCTCAGCGGTTACTACATCTGCCACTAAACCAAACGCAGGATCACTTTTATCAATGCCGCGGATTGCAGGGCCGACAATGGCCGCCGCTGTAGCAAATGCTAGGGCTGTAAGATCTGTAACCCCTGCGCTATAAAGTGCAAGAGCCGTAATTGCAAAATGGCGTAAGGCCGATTTCAAAACATCTGTTTGCTTTTTGTTCATCTTTACTCCTTTGGGCGGGCTACCGCCATGATTGTTTTATAGTCACGCTTCTTGAGGTAATAGCCATCACCGTTTGACTGGCTTCCTGCCTTACCACTAGAGGTATTTCCCTCATAAACATACAGCACTTTAAGCACCTTGTTATGGCCTTTTACAATGCCCACATGATCGGGTTGTGCATCTTCATCAAATTGAAAAAACACAAGATCTCCTGCTTGAGCCTGTCCGATAGGCACAAGTTGATTGTTCTTTGTCAGGTACTTTAACCACGCATCACAAGAGGCAAAACCTTTATTTGTATTGGCTACTGTTCCAATCATGCCAGCATCAAAGTACATTTTTGAGGCAGACATGGCGCACCAGGGTTGATTGTTAAGTCCAAACCATTTGCCAAATGTCGTGTCATTGTTAGGGTTTTCTGTATAGCCCAATGATGCTTTGCATAGTTCTAATACTTTTTGGATCATGTTGTTGCCTCCATTTGTGCTTTTAATACAGCCACATCTGTTTTAATGTCGGCTTGATTGGCTACCAAAGAGTTGATTTGATCTTTCATTGAAGCCCCGCCATTTTCATACACCTGATACTCAATGCGGGCTAGGCGCTTGTCTTGATCCGTCAATCGTAAATCAAGTTTGCGCCAAATCTTAAAGCCGCCTAAAGGCAAGCCAACGCAGATTGCTATAAGTTGGGCAATGGCCAATGAGGTATCTAATGACATTTTCACGGCAAAAGTTTATCTAATTATGTCCAATTAAGTATGCGGATTGTTCCGTTGGCATCAACAATTTTGGCTTGATTAGTAGTGGTATTGAGCCATGCATCACCAATGCGCGGATAAGTTGGATCAACAGAAACATTAGGAAATGTAAAGCGCACCGCGGTTTCTAATTTATTTAACCGATTATTAATGTCCGCAAACATTCTATGCAAATCAATAGGTTGATTTAAGTATGGCATTATGCTTCTCCTGCTCCTTGTGCAAGAGTTAAGGTTACGCGCTCAGGGCCATCTTCACCTGGCTGAACAGTCAAACCAATAATGCGGTAAATCTGATCTAGCGTATTAGGAAAACGGCTATCTGTAATAATTATGCGAGCATCATCTCCTACTTCATAAGTGCCAAAAACAGGATCTACATAAGCAGGAACTACAACTTTGAGAACCACTGGCGGATAAGAAGTAGCAAGCGCCTGAGCATCTGCTAATTGTTGTAAAAAAGTTTGATCTGTAATTTCTACATAATTATGTGTTGTTTCAAGCAACGCCCAACCTTCAGTAAGTTTTGCCATGTCCTGGCCTGTGGCAATCAATTTGCCTTCATTAGATCCAGCACCTAGCGCATAAACGGTATTGGCTACGGCTGAACCATCTTCAGGGTATTCATACTCAACCATGTTGCCCGCAGGAAAAGTAAACATTGGCACATTTGGATCACCAAAAGAGTAGGCCAAACCACTGCGCGGATAATAAGTATTAAAGTATTTCTGAGGTTGGCCGTTAATGTCATAAGCGACATCAATGTGAAAATCAAAGCCGTCACCCTGGCGGCTGAGATCTTGAATAGCCTGAAACACACTTTTTAATTCATAGTTGTAATAAGTTTGTGTAATTAATACGCCTGAAGTTATTTGCCCTTCAGAGTTATACAGCACACCAATGTCACCGTATGGTGCGGCTTGTGCATCTTCAATAAGAGTCTTAGCAATCACCAATTGATCAATGTTTGTGAACTGCACATCTTGCGTTACACGCCTGTGATCAAAGTATGAGATCCACTCTTGCGCGCTAAAGGTAAGAGTCTGTGAGGTGCTGTTATACGAGCGCCCCCAAATGACTCCGCCCCATACCAAAATGCCATCACGATCTACATACAAACCGCAGTGTGCAGGAATAGTTGAAAGTTCAACATTGTATTTATTGGCATTAACACCCGACAAAAGAAGATGACCTTGAAAAGTGCCAGGTTGATTAAGTTGCTGAGTAAAAGAAACACCAGTTAGGGGAAGTTCACCAATAATGGTGTTGCTTAAAAGATCAACAAACAGGTAACGGTAGGTAGTAGCCATGCGTTCTCCTTATTTGTATTCTTTGCGTTGCCACCAAAACTTCTTATAGCGGTCAAAGAATACAGTAAGAAATTTTTGAAAATCAGAAGCGTATTTTAATTTTTCTTTTTCTCCGCCCAATTTAGAAGTCCAATTTTCACGCTTAAAAGGTATCACTTGAATGAAAGGTGTTCCCGCAGGGATCATTCCTTCAAAATTTGGATCGCGTAATTTAAGAAACATGTTAAAAGGTATTGAAAATTCGTCTGTATCCACAATCCCATTAGCGCAAACAATAGGCCCTGGCTCATGATGTTGAGGTTCACAAACTAAAATTGACCAACCTTTAGGGGTTTTGATACTCCAGGGGTGAATAATTCTAACTGCGTAATTTATCTCTCTTGAATAAGGGTGATTTTGGAATTGTTCCATAGTTTGAAAAGCAATTGCTTGCATTTCACCCCATTGAAAATACGGCCCATCAGGTGTTTGTCTTACATAAATGTCATAAGGTGTTTCAATAATGTATCCAGCGGTCATTAAATCCCATAATGGCATACAGCGTTTAATGGTAGCAACAGGGCCTCCTTCTATTGAAGGTGCTTTTTTACCATCAGGACTTGTATAAGATTTTGCATTTTTATACCATTGAGGTATGTATTCGCTTGCAGGCTTTGGTTTTGCCAAAACACCTGTTGAATTACTTATGTCTGTAAAAATAATTTCCATTACGCCTCCTAGTAAGTAAAAATTATCTTACACCTCACTAGGCGGTTCTGCCCACATTTGTAATTTTTCGCGCCAAAAATACTTTTTTCCATCATTAGGTTTAGGAATTGGAGGCTTCCAACCACCTGTTTCTTCATCTAAAATCCATGAGTCATACTCTTTAGGCAAGATAAATCCATCTAAATCAGGATCGTATTTCATTCCTACTCCTGCATAGTTTAAGCGTAAAGGAGTGCCACCATTTAAGTGTTTACCCAAATGAGTATTGTAAGATGTTTTAATCCAAGTACCACCATGATTATCAATTAACCATTGATAACCTTCATCACCATTTGGATCATTGTTATCACCAACAGTTACTCGAATAACAATGTTATTTTCATCAATTTCTGCCCAATGTGCCATTATCCACCTACTTGTGAGCGTGTGTATCTAACAATTAAAATTCCTGATGCACCACTACCACCTGTGTATAGAGCGCAAGTCAATTGATTATTTCGTCTTGATCCTGATGCTCCACCTGAACCTGTGTTAATTATTGCCGCACTTGGTTGTGCGTTTTGTACACTTGAAGCACCGCCTCCTGCGCCACCTGTGGCTTCAGTCCAGGAAGCAGAGAGTCCACCATAACCTCCAGCGCCCCCACCTGCAATTCTGCCACTTGAAGTAGCACTTTGCCAGTTAGCACACATAACAGAAGAAATAGCAGATAAAATACTGGAATAACTATTTGTTCCATTTCCGCCATTTCCTCCTCTTAATGGGGCAGTAGTTACTCCATTTCCGCCAGTTGCTCCTGAACCACCTCCACCACCACCTGCGGCCCTGTAATCAGGAGAGGCAGCAGTTCCACCACTACCACCATTGAAATTTTGAGTGCCTGTACCTAGCGCACCAGTATTGTTTTCCCCTCCTGCGTTTGCACCGCCACCACCACCGCTTCCACCACT